AATTGGGATTGTAGTATGGTTAGAAAGAAAAAAATTACTGTTGAAACTGACAATAGTAATTGGCAAGCTCCTAAGAAACGCAAGAAACGCAAACCTATGTCGGAAGAACAACGGGTTGCTGCAGCGGTACGTTTGGAAAAAGCAAGAGAAAAACGTAAAGAGAAAAATCCTGATTATGGACAAAGTGGAATTGCAGAATCTTTAAGGGATTTACTAGAGGATCATCCAAGACATCCTAAAAAAGTTAAAGAATGGATTAAAACTCAAAAAGGCCTTGCGAGTTCAGCACGAAGTTCTGTAAAACAGAATCTAAAGGGAGCAGAAGCACAATTAGCTATCCATGAAGGATATATAAGACATATGCAAAAATATCTTAGGGACGGTGATTGGGTTGATAATTTTTATGGTGAATATCAACAGCATAAAACTCGTTGGAAAAGTATTGTATTAGCATATAATGATGATGGTACAGTCAAAAGGAATACAGGAGTTTTTTACCCAGATATGGGTTGTGAATATACACAAGAAATGTTTAACCAAGATAATGAATAGAAAGGTATTTCTAATGTCGGACCAGAAAAACGGAAACGCAAAGGAAAACAACAACATAATAAAGGGCCCGTGGCGAAAGTCAAAAAGAAAGGTTAAAGTTCCTGATGAAGAATTTCTTCTGATGCAAGAAAATCTGGAATTTGCTGAAGAACTTAACCAAAAAATAATCATTCAAATGATTCATACTTTGGTCGAAAATAGTATTGATATTGCAGAAGAATCTTTTATTCGTGATTTAGGATTAATAATTGAATTGATAAAGGGAAGTATATATAGAGGTATGGAAATTCCCCATCCAACACATGCACTTTTCGAAGCTCTTGTAGATATTGGTGTTGATGAAGAGGATGGCAGTATTCATAGTCAAATTGATGTAAATATGCTAGAAAAATTTGTCGAGTTTAGTGAATCTTTTAAGGATGATGATAATAATGACCCACCCGAAATTCCATAAACCATTCTCTCCTATGATTATGGAAACAGAAGTACCAAAGAAATTTATTAAAATAATCAATGGTACTGCTGATAAAGTACTTAATAGTGAAACTGCCAGCGTTGAATGGGATTGGTCACACAACCTCGTTGGTAAAGTACATAAAGAAGTACAAATCCCCATAAAAAATAGAGCCGATAAAGAATTTCTTTTTAATGTAATGAAATCTGCATGTGTTGATTATCTGAAAGAATCAGTAGAGAATCATACTGCTTATCGTTGGAAGAAGCTTGCTGGTAATGCAATACCAACATTGGATAACATTCATCTAACTCATAGTTGGGTAGTCAGTCAATATGCTGGAGAATATAATCCTTGGCATCATCATAATGGTGATTTCTCGTCAGTTATCTATCTTAAACTACCACCCAACATGCACAAAGAAATAGAAGAAGATTTTGAAGACCATTATCCAGCAAATGGATTAATAGAATTTATGTTCGGTGAGAATCAAAACTTTAGAAGTGACAATTTAAAGTTCAAACCAGTAGTGGGAAAGATGTTGGTATTCCCATCATGGTTGAGACATTTTGTATATCCCTTTAAAAGTGAAGGTGAGAGAAGGAGTATGAGCTTTAATGCTCATATATTTGTGCCAGAATGATATTAGTTGATATGAATCAGATTTCTCTTGCAAGTATGATGATGCATTTGCATATGAGTAAGTCTAAAGAAATTGATGAGAATATGGTGCGGCATATGATTCTCAATTCGCTTCGTATGTACCGTACCAAATATTCATCTGAATTTGGAGAGTTGGTTCTGTGTTATGATTCCAAGCATTATTGGAGGCGTGATTACTTTCCAGAATATAAATTTAGCAGACGAAAGGGTAGAGAAAAATCTGACCTTGATTGGAATTCAATTTTTCTTTGTCTCAATCAGATAAAAGATGAACTTAGGAATAATTTGCCATACAAGTTTATAGAAGTATACGGTGCAGAAGCTGATGATATTATCGGTGTTCTTTGTTCGGAATATTCTGATGAGATAATGATTATTTCTGGTGATAAGGATTTCATTCAGCTTCAAAAATTTCCTAATGTAAAACAATTCAGTCCTATCACTAAGAAAACAGTAAATGGTGAAAACCCTGGCGCATATCTTAAAGAACATATCTTTAAAGGTGACACCAGTGATGGAGTACCTAATGTACTATCTCCCGATAATACATTTACTGACGGCCTACGACAAAAACCATTAGCTAAAAAGAAAATTGCTTCATGGATGGAACATGATTTTGAAGATGTTGCTCCTAATGATGAAGTGAAAAGAAACTATCAAAGAAATCGCAAATTGATTGATTTGACATACACACCAGAAGAACTTTCTTCGGAGATAATTGATACATATAAGGAAGCTCCATATGGTGATCGTAGTAAACTACTAAATTATTTTATTAACAAGAGGTTGAGAAATCTCACAGAATCTATAGGAGAATTTTAAAATGGATTTACTAATTTCAGAAATTTTGGAACAAGTTTCAAAGGTTAAAACTAAGCAGGAAAAAATTAATATTCTAAGGAAGCATGATCACCAATCTTTGAGAATGGTTATCAAGTCTTCTTTTGATCCAAAGATTGAGTGGTTATTACCAGAAGGTGACGTTCCATATACTCGCAACGATGCTCCGCCAGGAACAGAGCATTCTTCTTTATCGTATGAATCTCGTAAGTTATATTATTTCATTCGTGGTGGTAATTCTAAAATTAATCAGAACAAGCGAGAATCAATGTTTGTTCAGCTATTAGAGGGACTTCATGAAAGTGAAGCAGCACTTCTGGTTGCTGCAAAAGATAAGAAATTGCATCAAATGTATAAGGGACTTTCTGTTCCTGTAGTCAAGGAAGCATTTAATTGGAATGATGAGTATATGGTTGATGTAGTTATTTATCCTCAAACGCCGGGTCCAGCAAACGGATGATAATTGAAGACAATATCAAACTAGATTATTCTGATGTATTGATTCGTCCCAAAAGGTCAACTCTTACCTCTAGGTTTGATGTTGATTTAAAAAGAACCTATACGTTTTATCATAGTGGTAAAGAATGGACTGGCGTACCTATTATGACAAGTAATATGGATACCGTTGGTACATTTGATATGCATGAGGAATTGAGTCTTCATGGTATGGTTACATGTATTGCTCGACATTATAATAAAAATGGTAAACTGTGGGATCAAGCACAATATAAAAATAATCTTTGTGTAATGTCTGGTATTTCTGACAAGGAGATATTAGAACTTGTTGACGTTGTAAGTACCTTTCCTGATATTTCATTTGTAGGTCTTGATGTTGCAAATGGATATACTATCAATTTTGTAGAATCTATCAAACATCTTAGAAATCATTTACCTAATGCAACAATTATTGCTGGAAATGTGGTAACGGCAGATATGACATCAGAACTTATTCTTGCTGGTGTTGATATTGTAAAGGTGGGTGTTGGACCCGGCAGCGTGTGTACTACTCGTATTAAAACAGGAATAGGTTATCCACAATTGAGTGCTGTAATTGAATGTGCTGATGCTGCACATGGTGTTGGTGGTCATATTATTGCAGATGGTGGATGTAATTCATCTGGTGATATAGTCAAGGCCTTCGCAGCTGGTGCTGATTTTGTTATGCTTGGCGGTATGCTTGCTGGACATGATGAGTGTGATAGTGAATTGGTTTTTGAAGATGATAATCCAGAACCAATTGGTATGGAATTTTACGGTATGGCATCTAAGACTGCAATGGACAAGCATGGTCATTCCAATAGAGAATATAGAGGGGAAGAAGGTAAAACGGTTACTGTACCCTATCGTGGGCCCGTAAGAGATACTGTTATTGATATTCTTGGTGGTATTCGATCTGCTTGCACTTATGTTGGTGCAAAACGATTAAAGGACTTGCCAAAATGCACTACATTTGTTAGAGTTAATAATACTCATAATAGGATATATGAATAATGTCTCTAACAAGAAAAAGAATCATTTATGATCGTTCTGGTGAAACCCCGTATATGATTCGACACCATCTTATTTTCAGAGAAAAATCAGATCATTTAGAGAAAAATGTGAAAGTGCCATTCAACGCATATTTTCACAAAATTCTTCTCTCTGATGAGCCCATTTTGCATGATCATCCTTGGAATTGGGGAACATTTATCTTCAGCGGGGGATATTACGAGCATACCCCAAAGGGCACTTTTTGGAGGGGCCCTGGCACTTGGAGAATTAAAAAATCCACAGATTTGCATTGGCTGGAACTAAACGAGAACAAACCTTGTTATACCCTTTTCTGGCATGGCCCGTCCAGAAGAACTTGGGGCTTCCAGACTGATGATGGTTGGGTAGATTATAGAACTTTTTTAGAAAATCGTTTAGAATCAAGGACTTAGAACTTTTTTAGAAAATCGTTTAGAATCAAGGACTTAGAAGATACGATTCTTCTTGACAAACCCTATTCCGTATGGTATCATAAGACATAATCAAAAAAGAAGGACGATTTGATGATTGACTATATTTCTGCCGATAATGGTGGTATTAAGATGTTCGCTGGTTCATTCAACCTCAAGGGTTGGGGAAAGACTGCTGAAAGTATTGCCTATACTCTCAAGACGGTTGGACTTGCTGATCGGGTCATGGGCTCTTCCACGATGGATTTTGCATCTGAAGAAGGTTTTGAGGACGATGGTGACGCCCTACGGTTGTGGGATGAGGCCATTGGGATTTACAATTGGGAAGTGAATGGAGTTGCTGGATAATGACTATTTACGTCAAAGAAAGTTCTAAGAGTATCCTGTCTGGTCTGTCTAAGATGAAGGCTGCCATGATTGAGGACTATCATAATTTTCCTGCGCGCCGCGCGGCGCGGCAGTGGCCGCATTTTAATGAGGATATGAAGGCAAGGTATGCCGACAAGTTCACCATTACCTATGGTAGTAAGTACATCAAGATTGCCGATGAGCGTGGTGGTGTGCTTGCGTTTGTCGTTGGTGTTGACAACGATAAGAAGTTTAAGTTGGGTGACATTCTGAAGCCCGCAGGAGCAGCTGCTCCTGCGCGAAACGCTGCAAGGGGTAACGTCCTTGATGGTAACTATGCTATCAAGTGGACTGGCCCCTTATATCTGGATGGAAGGGGTCTTGGCCCCTTATATATGGAAGGGGTCTTGGCCCCTTATATCTGAAATAATGTGAGATAATTATGCTACTTCACGTTAAAGGTTCCAACAAAGCATTTCGCAAATTGGTCGAACATGCAACTTGGTTCTATACTGAAAAATTGATGGGTAAAAGACTCATGGAGAGTCTTGAAATTACCATCAAGTTAAACCGCACTCTTGGTAAGAACCATGATATGGAAGGTTCCTGCATTTGGGAAGACGATATCCGTCGGCCGAAGGAATTCACCATTGAACTTGACAGTACCATGAACATTCGTAACATTCTTATCACGCTTGCCCATGAGTTGGTTCATGTCAAGCAGTGGGCAAAGGATGAAATGTATGAGTATGTCAATTCTCCCAATATGGTTCGTTTCAAGGGAGAAAAGATGCATACTGATGATATGGACTATTGGGACTACCCTTGGGAAATTGATGCCTATGGGCGTCAATTAGGGCTATTCATTCGGTTCTGTGAGGAAATGGGTATTGCAGATCGTGAAGATATGATGGAAGAAGCATAATGAATTTTGTTGCGATAGTTTTGGCCGGGGTTGTAATAATTCTAACAACCTCTGCCATTCAAACGCAACAGGTTCCAGATAGAGCTACAGAGTGTCTTGCGCTCAATATGTATTATGAAGCCAGAAATCAAGAGATTGCTGGTCTTTTTGCTGTATCTGCGGTGGTATTAAATCGTGTCAATGACCCACGGTTTCCTAATAGTGTATGTGAAGTTATTGAACAAGGTCCGATTAGAGAAAGTTGGAAAACTCGCCAACACAAAAATTTACTAGCAAGTGAACGAAAATATTATCCCATAAAAAATAGGTGTCAATTTTCTTGGTATTGCGATGGGAAAAGTGATATTCCTCAGAACAAAGAAAAGTATAAAGAGTTACTTGACTTAGCTGAAGCAATAATGTATGATGAAATATCATTTGTAGATATTACAGGTGGTGCTTTGTTTTATCATGCATATTATGTAACGCCTGGATGGGCAAAAACAAAACAGAAAACCGTGGAAATACAAGACCACATTTTTTATAGATGGGACATTAAATGACATTTGATGAATACCAAGAATTTGCACGATCAACAGCAATCTATCCAGAAGATTGTAAGATAACATATCCTACACTTGGTTTGTGTGGAGAGGCTGGTGAGGTTGCAGAGAAGGTGAAGAAGAATATTCGGGATGGTAAATCTCTGGATGGAGTCGGACTAGAACTAGGTGATGTGCTATGGTATATCTCTGCTCTTGCTGATGATCTTGGTGTAACTTTAGAAGAGATTGCACAGGCCAATGTTGATAAATTAAGGTCAAGGATGAAACGTAATAAAATTAATGGAAGTGGAGATAACCGCTGAATTGTAATGAACATTTTCTATCTTGATAAAGACCCTGAGATTGCTGCACAGATGATGTGTGATAAACACGTTGTCAAGATGATACTTGAGTCCGCTCAAATGTTATCTACGGCTCATCGTATTCTTGATGGGGATGAACATGCCGATAATGTTGGTATGTATAAGATGGCTCATAAGAACCATCCTAGTACTATATGGGTTCGTTATTCATTCGATCATTATATGTGGTTATACAATCATATGGTTGCTCTTATGAAAGAGTACACTTATAGGTATGGTAAACATCATGCGACAGAACGATTATTAGAACCATTGAGTAATGTTCCAGCCATTTATCGGTTTGGATTCACTGACCCTCCACAATGTATGCCAGATTATTGTAAGGATGATGATGCTGTGTCTGCATACCATAAATACTATATATTAGAGAAGTCAGACTTTGCAACGTGGAAACGTCGAGATAAACCGGAGTGGTTCAATGACAATGAACAAGAAAGAGAATACGCTCAGTATGGTTGACTTGTGGGAAAGAGAAGTTTATGAATTACAGAAAAGTCTGCAAAATTCTTTCATTAGACAAAAAAATCTGATAGAAAGAGTAGATGAGCTTACTGCAAAGGTTGCTATTTTAGGGGGCGATCCTAATCAATTGGAGTTGAAATTTTAATGCCGACTTATACATTTATAGATAACAATACAGAATTTACTTATGATGAATTCATGGGTATAGATGAGAGAGAAGATTATCTTAAAGATAATCCTCATATTAGTCAAGTTCCAGTAATGTTTGCATTTGTTGGCGATCATGTTATGGGCGTTGGCCCAAAAACTGATGGCGGGTTTAATGAACGTATGGAGCAGATAGCAAACTCACATCCTGGCTCTCCTTTAGCCGATAGGTATGGTGGTAGTAAAATAAAATCGCATAAAGAAATAAAGACAAGAAACGTATTGAAAAAACATAGGGTGATATAAATATTGGTACGGGCGAGAAATCAAACTTCAGCACTGACGCACAGC